GCGGAGCAACCAGGGAAGTTGAAATAAAACGACCCTAGCATCGTAATGCGACCCACTAAAGACGGTGTGGCTTCTAAATCCACTCCGACTAGGACGCAAACAATGCGAAAGTATTATCGTCAGCTCCGTAGAGCTTTCGAATGTACTTTTCTTGCAGTAGGGTGGGAGAAAGAGTCTTATCAAAAGATAAGGTTCTTCAATCACCTGAATAAGCAACTGAGGAAGTCTTCCGTGGAAGACGTCTTCGGGCAAATTAAAGCGGCGTGTGTTCTTGCGAGGGCCCGGGCCTTAAACGGTCTGGGCGTTCAGAAGAACATACCAAATATTTCTGGAATCATCATTCCGAGCGGCTACTACTGCCGCCCCGAACAATTGTTCCAAGTTTCTTGCGTGAAGCGAGCACTCCCCTTACCCACGGGTAAAGAGGTAGCCGCTGCCACAAGAGAATGGCATGAAGTTGCGAGAAAACCCGCTCCTAAGGTCTGGGGCAAAGCCTCGGCTGAGCCTCGACCAAAGGAGTTTTCAGGGATTCCTCGAACTTCGCAAAATTTATGGGACAAACTGCCTAAGTCAACTAAAAGTTGGCTTAAACGGTTACGTCGCAAAGCACGGCGCTATACAAACAAAGTTCCCGATTTCATCGGGAGCTCTGCTTGTGCGCAATATAGTTGTAAGGAAGGAGGGCGTACTAAGTACGCTATGGAGCATTCGACTCTTGAGCCGGACGCTCCCCTCCTTGACCCTACTCACAAATGGTTCAAATCCCCGCGGAGAGCGAAAGCTCTCCAACGGAGAAATGAAAACCTACTAGAACCTAGTACAAACCCCTTCCCTATCGCCCCCTCAAGGGTGGTAGCTGTGAAGGAACCTGGAAAAGTTCGCATGGTTACAGTTTCCGACGCACGTGTCGTCGGATCTGCCCACAGAATTAGGAAGGCGCTGTTCGACGCCGTCACGTCTCGACGTGGCGGTGGCGAAGCCCTTAAATTTCTCCCTCCTGTTCTCCAGTTTGATCGGTCAAAAGCCGATGAAACAGGGAAACGGTGGGTTTATTCAGCGGATCTTTCGAAAGCAACTGATGGTTTATCCCATGAGTGGCTCTCGTGGATCTGCAGATTTTTGGATCTTCCTTCGTCATTGATTTTCAGTGATATGAAAGTCATTGATGAAGATTCCAATGTATACGAGGTGAAGAGAGGAGCGTTCATGGGCCTTCCAGCCTCATGGACACTCCTCTCTCTCTCGCACTTAATCATTTGCGAACGTGTCGATCCTCTTGGGCTTTTCTGGCTCAAGGGGGACGACATGATCGCTTATTGGAGGCCTTGCCAGTGGAGTTTTTATAAAACTCTGATGGCTGCCACCGGTATGACGGTCAATGAGGGGAAGTCCTTCAAAGCGGCTTCGTACGGCACCTTTTGCGAGGGGCTATACGAACTCCGGGATGAAGGACTCTTCCTCAAACCGTCTATGAGTATACGAGGCTTTGTACACGTTTCTTCTAAAGGAAACTTGTACGATAACCTCGCGACCTGTATGGGCGAAGCAATCCGACGCGGTGTCTCACGACACCGTGTTTGGACTGTGGCCCGATATTCCAACCGAGATGCCCTTGTCTTTGCAAAAGAAAGGGGCATAAGGTGGTCATTACCGCGTGAACTGGGCGGTTTGGGGCTCCCTCCGGAGTCTCCAAACAGCCTAGTTCCCGCACTTATTCGTCGGGTCTTTTGGGGAAACCTTGATAAAGGAATCTCCCGGGATCCAACTTCATATATGCCTCAAAAGCCCTTTGGCCAGAAATGGTCAAAGATCTTATCGAGGATTGAGTATCGATCTGGGGTGGCGAAACCATGTGTTCACCTACCCATAATCGAAGGATCGGCTAGATCGGCCCTTGCTCTTTTAGAGCTCGGGTCGGAGCCGTCATTTATATCGAAGGGCCGATTTTTAGGTGCTCTTTCGCGCCGCTGGAAGGCGGTGCTTAAGAGACAAACCGAAAGATCGGACGCCCTTGACTTAACTTGGGGTGGGATGTATAGTGCGCTAGCGCACCTTGCACCCACTTCTCGGAGTCTCCTTGACGTACTCGGCCATTGTGGTCCAGTATGTCGAGGCGAAATGAAGTCAAAGTTAGCAGAATTATCCTTGGATGATCCTGCTACTTCGTAACAGTTAGCGCGCCGCGTCCGAAACCCTAAGGTCTACTGCGTGAGGCAACGCCAGCCAAGAACGTACACCGAACGGGTTCTAGTGCAGAAAATGGCTTGAAAACCATTCCGGGTAAGGAGAAATCCTATGCGACGG